TCCACACAAATCGAACTGATTCGCATAATAGAAGGAGAAGGAATACAAACGACAATAGTTGTGCCTCCTTATGATCCATTCACAGATCCATTGGTGAGATACACTGAGATATCAGACATTAGGATTACAGAAGATGGTACAATTAGAGAAATACAAGCATAATGGGAGTAAAGATATCAGATTTAACAGCCAAAGGATCCAAGATTGCAAGCACAGATATTGTTGAGGTATCTGTTGACACAGGATTATCTTTTGTATCAAGGAAGGTAACAGGATCAGAGCTTAATGAATTAAGCCTTGACACATCTCCACAATTAGGGGGCAACCTTGACGTAAATGCAAATAAAATTACAAGTGCATCAAATGGCAATATTAAAATAGAACCTGGAGGAACAGGAGCAGTTTTAATAGGTGGTAATGATATACAACCTGCCGAGTTAAGATTTATGGAATTACTTGGCAACGGAAACAGTTATGTAGGTTTTAAAGCACCTGCTGACATCGTTACAAATAAAGTTTATACCTTGCCTTTAGTAGACGGGACAAACGGTCAAGTATTATCTACAAATGGCTCTGGTGTTTTGTCTTTTGCCACAGCAGGTGGTGGTATCACAGTAGGTACAACAGCGGTAACATCAGGAACAGATGGTAGAGTATTCTTCCAAGCAGGTGGTGTAGTACAGCAAGACAGTGCATTCTTTTGGGATAACACAAATAAAAGATTAGGAGTAGGTGCAACACCTGCAAGTACAGTTAGACTTGATGTAAGAGCCCAAGGAGCATTATCAACTGATATAGCATTTAGAGTTAGGAATAGTGCGGATACGCAAAACTTAATGTCTATTGCAGGTAATGGTGATGTGGCTATTGGATTGAATGCAACAGGAGTAACAGCTGCAGGTTATCCATTTACATCTATTGGCTCAGGAGCAAAAGCATCTCAATATGGTCTTTCCATCGGTACAAATGCAGGAGCTAATCAAGATAACGGAGACAGGAGAAACATTTATATTGGTCACGATGCTGCCTCATCAGGAACGAATAGAACGGCATATGCAAATATTGCAATTGGTAATAGAGCTTTATTAGCGATTAATAGTGGTCAGTTTAATATTGCAATTGGATTAGGACCAAGTTCAGGAGAAGGAGCAGGAGAAGCAATATCAACAGGTTCTGAAAATGTTATTGTTGGTGTAGGTGCGGGAGCATCAATAACCACAGGTGGAACAAATACAAATATAGGTAGATATGCTGGAGCTCAAAATGTTACAGGGGCATCAAATACGCAAGTAGGTTATGCTGTTGACCAAGGAACAGGAACAAATAAATCTCATATTACAGCTATTGGAATGAGATTGAGAAGTTCTCATAATGGTGTTATTATGTTAGGCTCATCAGGAAATACTGGAGTAGTTGCTCCATCAATAGCAGATGATGCAGCACAATTCCATTTCAGAAGTACATCTCAATCATTCTTCTTTAATAAAAACACGAATGTAGTATTAAGAAGTAACTCAGCTTTAACATCAGGAACTCACTTTGAAGCAGCAGCTACTAATACATTTACAATTCATAATGGTACAGCACCTGTTGCTAATATAGCAGATGCTTATGCTCAATACTCAGCAGACATCACAGCAGGTAATGCAGCACCTCATTTTAGAACTGAGAATGGTAATGTAATAAAAATATATAGAGAAACTACAGCAGTTGTAGCAGCGGCATTTGTAGCTAACACATCAGCAATAGTAGATGACACAGCAACATTTGGAGGTTACACAATGGGGCAAGTAGTGGCAGCACTTAAGGCACAAGGACTTTTAGCATAAATAATTATCTTTACACAAAAAAATATTATGGCAATTTTAATTAAAGCAACAGAAGACAAAAAAATTATAATCTCAGGAACAAGCATTGAGTTACAAGAGGTGTATGGTAGAATTAGATTTCTAGGAGATTTTAATGGAACATCTATTGAAGGTGAGGTAGCAACATTTGCTAATATAGCAACTTTTGAAGAAGGGAAAATGCTTTACACAGATGTGCCTATCGGAAGTTATAAGTCTGAATTAGAAGCTGGAGAAACTCAGTCATTAGAGACAGCTCACAAATATGCTAAATTAGCTTATGAGCAGATGGGTTATGAAGTGATAATTGATATAATATAATAATAAATAAATAAATAAAGATGAGCAGTACAGACACAAGTGTGATGGCAGCAGGCCAAGGCACATTCATAGTAAACAACACAACAGAGAAAACAATTCTCCATGATGCAATTGTTGTCCTTGAGGATACAGTATTTGCATCCATCAAGATTGCTGGAGTTGATGTCAAGGCAGAATATATTGGCACACCAGGAACAGCAGTGAAAGCTGGAGCAATCATCAGGCCAACAGATGCAAGGCAATTCAGTGCAGTTGATCTGACATCAGGATCAGTTTGTTTAGTATTATGATAGGTTATTCAATAAGTCTATTTAATACAGCTCATTCCATTCTGGCAAGGGGTGCATCAGGAGGAGCAGTTGACGCAGATGCGCAAGCGTTCATAACAGCGGCTGCAATAACAGACCCTACACAACAAACGGCTATTAATACTTTAGTAGTTGACTTGAAAGCGTATAGCATTTGGACTAAAATGAAAGCTTTGTATCCGTTTTTAGGGTCTACGGCTTCACAACACAAATGGAACTTAAAAGACCCAAGGGATTTAGATGCAGCGTTTAGAATATTTTTTAATGGTGGTGTAACTCATTCAAGTAACGGTGTTCAATTTGGTGGTGTTAATGGATGGGCTGAAACGTATTTAAATCCAAATACAGTATTTAGTACAAATGACTCTTTTCACGGTTCTATTTATTCAAGAACAAATTCTAATGGAGACCTGTGTGATTATGGAGGAATTAATGCAAGTGCAAGAACTGAACTATGGACAAGAATTTCAGATGGTAATTTATACACTTCAGCACATTTAAATAGAATAATTACTCCTAATTCTAATTCAACTGGTTATTATATATCCACACGTACAAATAGTACAACATTTAAAGTATTTAAAAATAATAGTCAATTAGGTAGCACATATACTGGAGCAAATGGAGCAAGATATGATGTTACAATGCCTATTGGTGCATATAAAATAGGTACTACACCTTCATATTATTCTAACAGACAATATGCCTTCGCTTCAATAGGAGACGGCTTAACAGATGCTGAAGCGGCTAACTTTTACACAGCCGTACAAGCATTTCAAACAGCATTAAGTAGACAAGTATGAAACTAACAGAACTAACAACAGAACAAAGAACAACGTACGTAGGGTTACTTACGGAGTTGCAAAAGGATGAATTAGTAGGTCAATGGTATGCACCTGATTCGTACTTCAATCCTATTCAAGACCTCAATGATAATTGGGTAATATCAATAGAAGAGATTGAGCAAACAGTTAACCCTGACTTTCTTTGGGTTAAAGACCTTGAGATGATTCCTTATGAGCCAAAGCCAAGCCCACCTCCATTCGAGTAAACATGGCAGAAAAGCAAGCTGTATTCACACTGAAAGTTGACACAGGCAACTCAGTACAAGATGTTCAAAACTTTGATCATGCAGTACAGTCATTAAATAAAGATCTCCAAGAGACACAAGCAACAGCATCCAAGCAAACAGGATTGGACAGCTTTGAATCTAAGCTCCAGGAACTTGATGAGAGATTGAAAGCTGGTGGCTTGAGCATGCGTGACATGACCAAGCTGATGAAGGAATATCAGAACTTGGCATCAGCAGCTGGTCAGACATCTCCTGTTGGGCAACAAGCCATTCAGAATGCTGGAGAGCTCAAGGATACCATAGGTGACTTAAAGGCAGCAACAGTGGCTCTGTCATCAGATACAGTGAAACTTGACACAGCTCTTTCTGGGATTGAGACAGGAGCAGCTGCATTTCAAGGGGTGCAATCAGCAATAGCTTTGACAGGAGTGGAATCAGAAGCTCTTGTTCAGACAATGGTCAAGCTTCAGGCAGCACAGGGATTGGTCAATGCTGTTCAGACAGTTGCTAAAAATCTGCAAAAGGATGCCATCCTTGGAATTCAGTTGAGGAGATTAGCAGAGGTTGATCTTGGCAAAGCAATTACTCAGAATGCCGTATTTCAAAAAGTGAATCAAGGAGCGACAGTTGCCTCAACAGTTGTGATGAAATTATTTGGAGCAAGTGTTGATCAGACAGCAACATCATTCAAGTTTTTGAAAGGTGCTATTGTGGCCACAGGTATTGGTGCTGTTGTTGCTGGTATTGCATATCTTGCTGGAGCATTTGATGATGCAACATCATCTGTGAGCAATTATGCAAAGGCACAAGATCAATCCAATGAGATTGCAAAAAAAGCAATTGAGAGTGCAGCAAATGAGTTGAGTGCATTGGACAAGTTACAAAAGACTTTGAAAGATGAGACCTTGACAAGAAATCAAAAGAATAAAGCTGTTGCTGAATTACAGAAACAATATCCTGATTTGTTAAAGAATGTAAATGCTGAAAAATTATCAATATCAGAATTGAATACAGCTGTTGTTTTGAACATTAAACTTGCCGAATCACGAGCAAGAGTATCTGCGGCTGAATCATTGAGAGCTGCAAAATTTCAAGAAATATTATTGAATGAAATTGAGTTAAGAAAAGAACAAGAAAAAAGAGATAGGATTGTATTTTTACAAAGGAATAGTGGCAATAGAGAATACAGAGATGAACTTGAAAGAATTGGATTTTCAGAACAGTCAAGAAATTTTGAAACATTGAAAAATGCAAAATCAAGAGCAGAATCATTGAAACAAGAGATTTCTCAAATAGATGGAATTACAAAGGCAGATCAAGCCTTGATTTCTCAAGTTGAAAGCAAGTTCAAAGTGTATCAAGAGGAGGAGAAAAAAATTGTTAAAACTCATAAGATTAAGACAACAATAAAAAATGAAGAAATAAATTATGAGAGAGAGATTGCAGCTGAAAAAATAAAACAGATTGAGGAAGATAATGAAAGGCAGAGGCAAAAATTAATTTTTGATGCTGATAATAGAATCAAGGATCTAAAAGCTGGCAAAGGAAAGGCAGAGCTTGAGAAGGAAATCAGAGAAACATTGATAAAAGATTTGAAAGATCTTGATGAAAAAAATAAAAAAGAGAATGAGGTCAGAGAGGACAGAGTTGAAAAACTTGCCTTAAAAAGAATTGACAAAATTCAAACGGCTCAACTTTCAAGCCTTGATTTGATGAGAGCATCAGAGGCTTTGGTTGCTGAGCAAAGGCAAAAGAATCTCCAGGCTAATCTTGACAAAGCTCAAGAGATGATTGACAACACACAGAAAGCTCTGGATGGACTCAAGACAATCAATGGTTTATTCAATGAGATTGATGAGGCAAGATTGAATTCCATTGAAAACAGAAGAGAGGAAGATCTTGCAAATCTTGATGCTAATCTCCAAGCACAACTCAATCAAGAAGGATTAACAGCTGAGCAGAAAACAAAAATAGAGGAGAAATTTGCAAAGCAAAAATACGACGTACAAGTCAAAGCCTTTGCACAAGAAGAGAAAATCAAGAAGGCACAATTCCTGAGAGACAAAGCTATGAAATTGGCTCAAGTGGCAATTGATACAGCCTCAGCCATTGTGAAAGGTATTGCTCAGTTTGGGCCTCCTCCATCACCAGGTGGTATTGCAGCCATTGCCTCAGCTGGAATCATTGGAGTGACACAGGCATTGGCAATTGCAAATCAGCAATATCAATCAGGCACAGCACCAACTCCTCCACAGTTAGGCCCAGGAGGATCAACTGGAAGTTTGACAGGAGAAAGTGCATCCTCATTCACAGCCAACACAAATACTCAGACAACAGACTTGACAACATTAGGGCAAGGATCACAATCAGGAACATCAATCTCTCAAGTGGTAGTGCTTGAATCAGACATCACAGGAACACAAAATAAGGTGAGATTACAAGAGGCGAAAACCAGCTTTTAAAAACTCAGCTCCAGCCTTTGAAAGAAAGGCCTCTCCAGTCGAAAAGCATCCATAAGTTTTCAGGAACTCGGATGCTTTTATCACATCAGGTCTATGGATTTTTACATTATCACCAGGCACAGCATTACATTTGTATACGTTGAGATATATGCTCTTGATAAAATGGTTGCCATCTTGCCAATTGATTTCATTAAACAGCTTGATTAATTTCTCTGAGCTCATCTTGACAGGCTGATGACATTCAAAGTTGTGGATTGTAAACTTGTTATGCATCAAGAATTCAGCAGTATTCCTTGCAGCCTCTTGATAATGGGGTGGATGATTGGCATTGACTTGCAACAATCCTTTGAAATATGCCACATCAGGATTCCAATTCTCTGAGATATAGAAATCATCATTCATATATATGAATTCTCCTCCAATGGTCTTGGCAAAAGTTAGGATTCTGTTAGTGACATCAATGCCTCGGATGTTATTGTACTGAGTGCATGGTATGTTGAGAGCTCCATCCACAGCATCTCCAATGGTGTAAATGGTAGCATCTGGATAGACTCTCTTGATCCATGCAATTGATTGCTTGATATCAAAGTGATCAGGGCTCCTCTTGTATGGATAAACGAAAACCATCGAACAAATATACATAATATATATATGATGAGAGAATTGCCAATTTATGAGATTATGATTGATCTCAATGATCCAGATACCAGCGTTTCATTCAATTCATTGGTTGTGCATCCAGCACATGAGAAGATGTTTAACACATTCTCCAAGCAAGTGAAATATCAATTCAATGATGATGAGCAAATCATCACAGGAATTGCCATCTCAGCAGATACTCCAATTTTTAGGAGAGAAGAGAAAACCAATGAGGAGTATTATGTTGTGTTTACTCCCAAGGCCATCAAGGATATTGTCTTTGATTATGCCAGGAGAAACAATTTCAACAACGTCAACCTTGAGCATGATGAGACAAGAGTGGTTGATGGGATATTCATGGTCATGAGTTACATCATAGACGAGGAGAAAGGATTCACAGCACCAGAGAGATTCAAAGATGCAACCAATGGCTCTTGGATTATTAGCTATAAGGTAACTGACAAGGAAGTTTATGAGGCTGCAAAGAATGGAGTCTTCAAAGGATTCTCTGTTGAGGGTGTATTCAACTTGATTGAAACAGGATCAAGCATGGAGGAGGAGTTTATGGGCCAACTGTACACAGAACTCAAGAAAGTGAGTGAATATATAATTTTTTTCAATGACTATCCAGATGCAGTTGTGAACAATGCAAAGAGAGGGATTGAATTGAATGAGAAGAATGGCAATAATTGTGCAACAAGGGTGGGTAAATTAAGAGCCACAACATTATCCAAGCGAGGCAATATCAGCCTGTCAACAATTAGAAGGATGTATTCTTATCTCTCAAGAGCTGAGACATACTATGATCCCAATGATACAACAGCATGTGGCACAATATCTTTCCTGTTATGGGGAGGCCTTGCTGGCAAGAGATGGGCAGAGGCAAAATTGAAAGCTGCTGGAATTTTAGAACAGTAACACATAATAAATAAATACAATATGAATACTAATTTCAAGAAAGTAATGGACTTGCTATCAGATATAAAATCAGCATTCCACAAAAAAGAGGCATCCAATTTCACGCAAGCAACATTGACTGATGGCACAACTGTCATAGAATATGAGGCTCTTGAGGTGGGTGTGCCTGTGTTTGTTGTGGCTGATGGTGAAATGATACCAGCTCCAGAGGGCACACATTCTCTTTCAGGAGATATGGAGGGTGTTTCAATTGTTGTTGATGCAGCTGGTGTAATCACTGAGGTCATTGACACAAGAGTGGATCTGGAATCTTCTGATCAGTTTGATTCAATATCAGCTGAGCAATTGCCAGCAGTATTGGAAAGAATCACTGAGTTGATTGCTGCTGAGACAGGCTTGGAAATGGGCAGAGCCTATGACATAGCAAGTGCTGTTGTTGCAAATATCAATGAGTCAACTGAAACAGTAGTTGAGGAAGAGGTTGAGGCAGAGGCTACATTCTCAGCACAAGATGCAGAGAACATGATCAATGCAAGGTTAGAAACATTCACCATGGCTGTCGAAAGTCTTGTTGAAATGACCAAGGCCATTGCAGATAATAACACACAAATCAACAATGAGTTATCTTCTTTAAAAAGTGATTTCGAGACTTTTAAAAGACAGCCATCAGTTGAGACAAGAGAGAATGAGAAATTCTCAAGAGTTGGTAACTTGACAACCAGACAAGCATTTTTAATAAAGAATAAATAAATAAAACAATGTCATTAAAAAGAACAATTAAAGAGAAGTTTGATTACGATGTATCAGGCTTAGCAGCTTATGTAGATGAGCAAAGAGAGTCACTAATCGTGAGAGCCGTAACAGAGGCAACAACATTACAGTATATCACAATCCAAGAAGGTATCAAAGGATCTGAGGAGTTGAAGTTGATGGATGATTCAATCGTTTATCAGACTGGTGACTGTACTATGACTCCAAGTGGAGATACGATTTTCACTGATCGTGCAATTGCAGTTGAGACTCTTGGATACATGAAGTCATTTTGTAACAAAGATTTGGCTGGATTCTGGACTCAATTGGGCCTTCGCCCAGGAGCAATGGCAGAAGATCAGACTCTTCCATTTGAGCAGCAAATCATTGACTATCTTTTGAGATTACATGCAAGAGAATTGGATTCATTAATTTGGAAAGGTAACAAATCAACAGGATCAGGCAACTTGCAATTCATGGATGGATATCGTCAATTTTTAACAACTGCAAATGGTTGTGTAGATTTGAACGTATCAGGTGTTGCTACATTATCAGCATCAAATGCTTATGATGTTTTTTATGAGGCTTTTGAAAATACTCCAGCTAACATTGCTGAGCAAACAGATTTCTTATCTTTCTGTGGTCGTGAGTCTTTCAATTTCTTAATCAAGAATTTAGTTGACTTGAATTTCTTCCATTATTCTCCAGCACAAATCGCAACATTGAGTGAGGTGATTGTACCAGGAACAAACATGAGAGTGATCAAGACAAATGGATTGAATGGTTTGGATAACATATACACAGGTCGTGCATCTGAGTTTGTTTTCGGAACTGACTTGAGATCAGACTTTGATAACTTTGAGTTATGGTATTCACAGGATGATGACCTTCTTTACATCCGTTCAAAATTCAGAGCTGGCGTTCAGGTGCCTTTCTTGAATCAGATCGGAGTATGGAATGGAACAGGATCACCAAACTAAATAATTAACGAGAGGAGGCAACTCCTCTCTTTTATTCATAATTTAAAAACTTAGAAAAGTGAGCTGCAATATGACAACTGGGTACAATGATCGTACCTGTACCAATGGAAAAGGTGGTATAAAAAGTGTGATAATATTCCCTTTGGGGAACGTGACAAGTTCAAACATCATTGCAAATGAGGTTGATTCCTTGGTTGTTTCTGGTGAGGTATTTGTTTACAAGTTAAAAAGCAACTTGTCGAACTATACAGCTCCAATATCAGTCAACAAAGACAATGGAACTCTGTTCTATACTCAGACATTGACAATGATCTTGGCATCAGATACAAAAGAATTGAGATCAGAGATTCATCTCTTGGCTCAGAATGAAGTGGTTTGTCTTGTTGAGAAAGCATCAGGAGAATATGTTGCTCTTGGATTTGGCGAAGGATTACAAGTGGGTGATGGTTCATCTTATGGATCTGGAACTGTCAAGGGTGATCGTAATGGACATGATCTTGTATTGATCGGAATGGAGAATGATGAGGTGCCAGATGTCTATCCTGCTATCATTGCAACATTGTTGACACAACAATCTCCTTCAATTTAAAAATTGAGTTGATTTAATAATTCAAGGGAGGGAGGAATCCTTCCCTTTTTTTTTTATAACTTAGTTCTATGAAAGTAAAAGTAGAAAAAATTGGCAGCAAGGCTTGGAGCAATATGCTGAGCAGATGGATAAAAATTGAGGAAGGCAAAGAAGATTTTTATCTTTCCTTGGGCTTTATTGATATCTTTGAGAAAGAGAAACCTAAATTGATAAAGGATGTTAAGAATACAAAAAAACTCAACGACATCATTGATAGTGACAGTGACAGAACTGACAACAGTGAGTCCAGTGTATTATCTATTTGAGTTTGAGCATCAGCAGTCATTTGACAAGGAGTATTGCATCCTTACAAATATCTCAACAAACACAGAGAGATACGATGAATTCTCTCTTGTTGATGGTGTTGATGTAACTTTCCCTTATGATGGATACTATATTTACAGAATTTATCAACAAACATCATCAGTGAATCTCGATCCAGAGCTTTCTGATGGGCTTGTTGAGGAAGGCAGAGCTCATGTATTTGAAACTGATTCACCTTCCAATGAATACAATGAACAAATAATTGTTAATATCTATGAGTGATTCAGTTAAAATGACAAGCCTATCCTTCAAGAAGGATTACATCAAGCCTGATGAGGAGAAGGACAAGCAACTTGGCTTCATTAAATGGGGAAAAAAGAATAATTATCCTTTCTTTTTAGTGGACTTATTGAATGGCAGTGCTTGGCATGCTGGAATAATTAAGAATAAAACTTACTACATTGCTGGAGGGGGCATTGAAATTGTCTCAGGCAACATGCAACCATTCATTGACAATCAATATTCAGAGTTTGACATGAATGAGATTGCTGAATTATTGGCTTATGATTATGAAATTTTTGGAGGATTCTGTGTGATAGGCACATGGAACAGAGATGGATCAAGAGTGGCCGTTTGGGAACATCTTGACTTGGATCTTGTCAGAGTGGATGCATCTGAAAGGATGTACTACATCAGTGATGATTGGACTGCCATGCAGCAGAGTGCTGAGAAAACAAATCTCAGATCTATTCCAGCTCTTGACATGAATAATAAGACAGGCAAGTTCATAATATACTACAAAGATCCTGTAAAAAGAACAAAGACAGAGCAAGGAATTTATCCTAAGCCTCCTTATTATGGTGGCATCACAGCCATTCAGACAGATGTGGACATCTCAAGATTCCACATGCATGAGATTGCCAACTCTTTCAAGGGAGGCACCATGATCTCGTTTTGTGATGGATATCCAGAGACACAAGAAGAGGCTGAGAATATCAAGGCCCAAGTCAAAGGGAGAACACAATCTGTTGAGGATGCTGGAGAGATAATCATCACTTTCAGTGATAGCAAAGATAAGGCTCCAATAGTACAGAGCTTGAATGGCAATGACCTTGACAAGCGTTATGAGACAACAGAGCACAGTGTGCAACAAAATATATTAGTATCTCATTCAGTTGTTGCTCCTTCTTTATTTGGAGTGGCTCCACAGGGATCATTCAACGCAGCTGAGACAGCTGATCTCTTTGAGGTATTTAAAAAGACTTATGTTGATGCAAGACAAAGAAGATTGGAGTGGATGCTTAATCAAATGAGTGAGCTTGGAGGATATATTGGTCAGGTAAAATTGAAAGATGTATCTCCTCTTGTATCATCTCAGGCACCAGCTGAGGCTGTGGCTCCTGTGGGAGATATACCAGCAAATGAAGTACAGGTGGATGTAGCTAAATCAGCTCTAAATGGAGCACAGATTGCATCACTTATTGATGTAGTTGCCAAGATAAAAGAAGGATTGTTAACAAGTGAGAGTGCATTGAGCATTGTGCTTGCATCCTTCCCAACAATTGATGAGGCACAAGCCAGGAGAATTGTGGGATTGCCAGCAACAGCAGGACAACAAATGTCATCATGCAAGCATAAACATACATTCTCAGATGATGAGATTAAATTATTTGAGGAGTTTGGAACACATGCAGATGACTTTAAAGTATATGCCACATTTCCAATTGAATGGGATACTCCATCAGAGCAGGTATTCACCAAGCATGATCACATATTTGCAACCATTGGAGAGATAAAACTCGGCTTGAAAGATATCGACAAGAATGTGCTCTCCTTGATTCAAAGAGGTGAGGATGGTGTTGCCATATCACAAGCATTGGAAATCACAGTTGAGGAGGTTGCAAAGAGCTTACAGAGGCTTTCAGTCTTGGAGCTTGTGAGCAAGATGGAAATCACAGAGCTTGGATCAACTTTGATTGAGGAGGTTGATGTGCCAGCGGAAAGATTTGAAATTGCCTACACATACAGAGAGGTGCCTGGCATCCCTCCTGTGAAAAGCGAGTCAAGAGATTTCTGTCGGAGGTTGATTTCTGCCAATAGAAAATACACAAGAGAAGAAATCAACACAATATCATCAAGAGTTGACAGAGATGTATGGAAGTACAGAGGAGGATGGTATACAAATCCAGATACTCAGAAATCAACTCCATGGTGTAGACATGAGTGGGTGCAACAAATAGTAATAAGACAAAGATGAGCACAATAAATTATTTACTTTCGGTTGAGAATCTCAAGAAACTTGGATTGATTCACAGCAACACAGATGCGAAGCTCTTATCAGTGGCAATAAAGAGAAGTCAAGACATGCACATTCAGCCTGCTCTTGGAACTCCTTTGTACAAAGCTCTCCTGGTGAGAGTTGAGACCAACACATGGACACAAGACTATCTGGATCTTATGAATGATTATGTCGTGCCTTGCCTTGTGGCCTTTGTTGATTACAGATCAGCTCTGTTACTCAATGAGAAGCTAACCAATAAAGCTGTTGGCAGATTGCAAGATGAGAATCTCCAGCCAAACACTGACAGCGAGCAATCAGCATTCAGAGATCAGCTTAGGAAAGATGCATATTTTTACAAGGAGAGATTGATTGGATACCTTATGGATGACAACTCTGTGAAATATCCAGAGTATTGTGAGGGATGCTCAGATGATTGCAATGAGAATGTGCAAAAAGACATAAGTGGATATCAACCGATAAACTTTATAGTGTGAAAGATATCAGAATCAGCAAGAAAAATATTGACAAATTAAAGCAATACCTGGAGAATGGAAAAAACATTAAACCAGCTCATGTCAGAGCTGCAAACAATAGCAACAGAGCACAGGCAAATAAATGAATTCTTTCAAGGAGATTTCCTTGATGCTGTTTCACGAGATGCTGCTCTTTATCCATTGATGATTGTGACCTTACAGCCATCATCCATGAGTGCGAGATCTGTCAACCTTAGCTTGGTCATCACACTATGTGATAAATATGACATTCAAGAATACAGGCAGATCAATGAGATTCATTCTGACTGCCTTCAAATCCTCAATGATATACGCATTACCTTCCAACAAGAGAGATGGACTGATTTCATGGATGTCAATGGTGACATTCAGACACAGCCATTCATCAACAGAGGGCCTGATGTAACAGCTGGATGGACTATGACAGCAAATGTGAACATCTTTGATGATGGCAATTGGTGTGGTATTCCATACGATGATTATGATTTTGAGAACTGAAAAGCATAATAATATATGGCTTTCAATTGGGATAAAATTACACAGGACAGTAAGCAATTCATCAAGACTCCTCTGGCAATTATAATGCTGTTGATTTTGATGGCATTAGCTTGGAGCACAAGACTTTTAATAAAGGCGAAGGATGATGAGTTGCACAACCAAGAGTTGAGAATTCAAGACTGTGATGGTGAGAGGAAAGCTGATAAAAAATTGATGCAAGAGATACTCTTTGAACAGAAACTAAATGATAAACTAAAAAAATAATGGAAACTAAAATTCTAATCTTTGCCACATTCCTTGGTGCTGGAGCTTTGCTCTTTACAATCATCCCTGATGAGAAATATAAATGCAAGCCAAAAGATAAAATTACCATTGAATCAGAGAAATATCTTGAGCAGCTGAAAAAAGAGAATGAATTGCTTGTTGAGAAAATGAATAAAAAGAAATCTAAATAATGCTAACAACAGCACAGGCCACAAAGAAGTATGGAACTCCCAATGAGACAGGAGATGGATACCTTGTCACCTTGAATCTTCCCTATCCAATGAGATTGGCATGGGATACAGATACCACAGTCAACAGAATCAGATGTCACAAGTTAGTATCTGCAAAGTTTGATGCTGTATTCAAAGATTTGTTAGCTCATTATGGCTTGGATAAAATCAAAGAGCTTGGCATTGACTTATTCGGAGGATGTTTCAATTATCGAAAGATGAGAGGTGGCTCTTCTTGGAGCAAGCATTCCTGGGGAATTGCCATTGACCTTGATCCAGCAAGAAACACATTAAAAGAAACCAGGGCAACAGCTCGCTTTGCAAGAGCAGAATATCAGCCCATGATTGAAATCTTTTACAAGCATGGATTCATCAGTCTTGGTGTTGAGAGCAACTTTGACTGGATGCATTTTGAAGTAAAACAATAATTTTATATATTTGTCAACTATGAAAAAGCCAGCCAAGCCAAAAAAGAATCTTAACATTAACATTGACACAAAGAAAGTGGATGTAAATGTGACTCGCAAAGATGGCAAATTAGACATTAAAATAGATACTCCCAAGGTTGATGTTGACATCCACAGAGAAAAGGGCCACAACAGCGTTAAAATCGATTCTGAGAAGGTTGACGTTGAGGTCACAAAGGATGATGTCAAGGTTGATGTAAATGATCAAAGTAGTCTACTTGGCAAGATTGTCAAGTGGATATTCAGAAAGAGGCTATAAGATAGCGTTCCAAATATGATGAAGAGCCCTGGAGTAATCTGGGGCTTTTTTATTTATAATGATTCTAAATATCATCAAAATTAAATTATTTGTTAATAAAAGTTTGCATATATGAAACTTAATATTTAATTTTGAGTATCATATTAAAAACATATAACATGGAACACTTAATTATTAGCTGCTCAACTTGCCAAGGAACTGGACAGGTTGACATTTCACAAAGCCCAGAGCCTTGGGTTGGTCACAATGGTGGCTGTGAGGATTGCACAGGCAAAGGATACATCTATTCAGAGGATGAGATTGTACAAAGAATCCAAGATGTGGATTGCATGATCCAAGGATTCATTGACAGATTAGATGAGACAGCTCGTTATGTAAGCTATTTACACAAGCAAGGCCTTGGTCACATGACAGTAAGGTTAACCAATAAGATGGACAACTGTGCCAGAGCAATTGCCAGATTGAGACAATACAGAATTAAACTAATGAAATTATGAGAAAGTTCATCCCAAGAAACGCAGAGCAAAGGGAGTTTGTCATCTGCATCATTGCCATCCCTGTGATGTTAGTACTAATCATTTTATCTGCAACATTATGAGCATAGCAGATTATGAGACCTGGTGGATGAGGTCAGGCAATTTTAACATGAATTTATTTATTAACTACTTAAGAGCAAAAAATGAAAAATTACAGAGTAACATACAAGGTCAAGGATCGCAGATGGATCAAGATGGTGAGAATCATCGAAGCTCTCAGCCCAGAAGATGCAATCAGAAGGATGGACATGTGGCCTCCGTTAATCATTAAAGTTGAGCAGATATGAAAGGATATATCAAAGTAAAAAAGGCAGAGCTTATTCCAGATAAATATGGCAAGCACATCAAGATTTCAATGGTTGGAATCTATGACCAGAATGGTAAATGGTTAAAATGGATTCCATTGGATGAAGTTTTTATTGAGATATTGCTTGATAATCAAATTGAATGTTTAATTAATGAGTCACATTTATGAAAAAAGTTAGATACAGAGTATGGCTTGAGGATTCAGTTGAGCCAGAGGGAGGATTCTGGTGGGAT